TATTGTAAGACTGGCAATTGAGCGAGGAGACGACTATGTGCTATTTGTAGACAGTGATTCCCAATTCCCAGCCGATACACTAAGTAAAATGATAGCCCTGGACAAAGATATTGTCGGACTAGTATACGCCAGAACATACGCCCCATACGCACCGAATGTAAGTGAAAGTCGAGTAAACAAAAAAGGGAAATTCCAAATAAGAACAATGCTAGATTTCGACCGAGATAAACCAAGCAAAGTCTGGTCGGTAGGCACAGGTACAATGCTAATAAAAACCGAAGTATTCAAAAAAATGAAAGATCTCCCAGAAATCAAAGGTGAATGGTTTCAATTCACTAAACTGTATGGCATACCAGTAGGAGAAGACAACTTCTTCTGCCACCAAGCAGGGAAAGCAGGGTTTGAAGTCTGGATAGATCCAACTATAAAAACAATGCATTGGGATAACTATGGATTTTCCCTAGCTGATTTCGATGCATATAAGGAGAACATATGAGTATTACACTAATCCAGGGATTAACCGATCTAAGTAAAGAGCTCGGGGAATCTATAACCAATACAACGACAAGAAGAATAGCTCACTACAACGACGCTGTTCAAGAATTTGCCAACGAAAGGAAATGGAAATTTCTATTAAAAGAAAACACCGATCTAAACACAGGAGACGGAGCCTCAGCCATAGATATAAGCGGAATAACTGACATCAGAATGCCAGGAGGAATAAAAGAAATCTTAATCGGAGACAGTGACACCCCAATTTTGCCAGTAGAATATAAAGACAGAAACACAGTCGGATCATACAATAGATTCTACATAAGCCCAGATGAGCAAGAACTACATTTCACCAAAGAAGTGGACGCCAGCGAAACCCTAACAATTCTCTACTACTACATTCCAGCAAGAATAACAGAAACCACTAGCTCAGATACATTCCCAATCCCAAGTAGATACAGAAAAGCATTAGGAACCCTCGGCGCAGCATTTGTGCAATGGAGCCGATACCTAGACGGCCAAGGAAATAGGTTACTAAACATCTACAACCGACTACTCGAAAAAATAGAAGCCAATCAATCCGAACACAACGACGGAATGACAAGAAAAATCCCTAACCCACGAGCCTGGGCAGGGTACAGTAGAACTTATAGAAACGGCTCAAGAGTGAGGTAAATATGGCCAAAGATATGCCCCAAGGATCATCACTACCAAATAAACAATGGAATTTTGATGGATTTCAACAAGGGAATGATACATTTTCTCTAGCAACTGAAATCAGTAAAAATGCTGTTCATGTGATGGAAAACGCCGAGCTATACGGAAAACGAAGCCTAAGACCACGCAGAGGAGGAACGGCATTGGGAAATAGTCTGGGGGCAGGAACGATTGATGGACTATATCAATTTAGAGACGGAGATGTGAACGATATTCTGGGATTGTGCCTAGGCCAAATGAAAAAATACAACATAAGCACAGGACTATGGGAAGATGTTGACGGAGAAACCTTTACATCAGGACTAAGAACGAGAGCCACCAAACTAAGAGGAGCGCTATATTTTGGCAACGGAACCGATGACTTTTCAAAATACACTGACGCAGATGGAGTAGAGACATTCACTGCCGTAGCCGCCCCCACAGGACTAGCAGTAACTCAAAACGGATCAACAGGAACGGCAAAATATGAATACACAGTGACTACAGTCACAGGAAAAGGACAGTCATTGCCAGCAACAAATGTGGCCATAACTAACGGAGCCGAAACATTAACAGAAACCAATAACATATCAGTAGTTTTTAACAGAAGAACAGAGGACGGAGTCATCGGATACAATGTATTCGGCCGAGCAGTAACGGGCACAGGAGTAACCCTGATGAGATACATTCCTCAGCCATCATCAGGAGCCACAGTAACATTTACAGACGACGGAAGTATAACCCCACAGGTATGGCTTCCGCCCGAAGGAGATAGCACCGACGGAATAAAGGGAACTATTCTAGAACAACTAAAAGGATCACTAATAATTGCAGGAGTAGAGGGAGAAGAACACAGATTATTCTTCACAGGAACAGGAGATCGATACGAATCATTCTCGCCAGCCCATAATGGAGGCTGGGCAGATGTAAGGCCAGGAGACAATGATCTAGGAGTAAACGGATTCTCCCCATTCGAAAGTAAAGTAATCGTAGCCAAACAAAACTCAATTCATCAATTTTATTTCGACAGCAGCTCAGGAGACGCCGTCATTCAAGAGCTAATAAGTTATGTAGGATGTGGCGCCCCAGGATCAATGATCGTAATGGAAAACGATGTCGCCCTACTAGACTCAGAAAGAAAAATGAGAATCATCGGATACGAACCAAACTTTAACACCGCCATAAGAACCACATCACTATCCGAAGGCAGAGTCCAAAGTCTCTTCAATGAAATTAATCCAAACAAAATAGCCAACGCCGAAGCAGTGTACTACAAAGGAAAATACATTCTAGCGGTAACAGGCACAGGAAGCGAAGTTAATGATAGAGTAATTGCATACGACCGCAGATATCTCTCATTCCTAGGAAAATGGACGGGTAAAAACTGTCATGCCAGATGTTGGCTAGTATGGGATGGCCTGGACGGACAAAAAAAGTTATTTGCAGGCAGTAGTGATGACGATGGAGTAGTGTATCAGTTTGACGAAGAAGGGAAGTTAACCGATCACGACGGCAGTGCAGTCCAAACCACCCTAAGATTTAGAAACGAAGACCTGAAAAACTCAGGCCAAGTGAAAATCTGGAAATGGACAGATCTAAGACTATATCGAATCTACGGAACGATAAACATCAAAACCATAATGGACGGCGTAACCACTATAGACGAGCGAAGTTTTACAAGCGTAGTAAGAACAGGATGGGGAGTAGTCCAATGGGGATCTCAAAAATGGGGAACCGCAACAGGAGAACCAGCCGAAGCCAGCGATCTAGATCAAACCAGAAGAAAAGAGATCTATGAGACTGGAAACTCATTACAACACGAGATTACAAAAACCAACGCTCAAACAGATTTTGTACTAGTAAGCCTAAGAGGAGAGGCATTTGTACTTCCTCCCGAAGTCTTTGATAGTGCAAAATATGTCTAAAGTGTTTAAAATAATATAAAGGAGATAAAAATATGGATACTAAAGCCATCAAACCAGAAGACAACAAAGGCGGCACATTTACCGCTCAACTAACTGCCGAAGAAGTAACCTCGGCCTCAATAACTCCAGTCCCAGCTCAAGCTCCAGGAATAATCTGGGCAGAACCAGGAACAACCAAAGAAGAAGCGATCTACTACAAAACCAGGGATGCAGAAGCAGGAACCATCGGAGGTCTAACAAGAGACTTTACTAATCTAAACGGAGGCACAGGACAACAACACGAAAATAGCGCCGACTGGGAAGTGTTGCAAAGCTCAAAAATAGTAGAAAATTTAATTGACATAGTAACTGAAGGATACATCCAAGAACAAAACACTATCGCCAGAGTCGACGATACCAGTTTTACAGTTGCAGGAAATGTATCAGCAATATACAACGCAGGAAGAACTGTAAGGTTTAATCAGGATAACGCCGAACTAGTAACAGTCGTCAGCGCCACATACGCCGCAGGCACAGGATTAACAACGATAGTAATCACCGACGATACGATCCCAGCCACACTAACCACAGCCGAATACTCTCTCCAACCCAAAGGAGTAGCCTTGGCAAAATTAAGCAAAGTTTTACCACTAGATAACACCACGGAATTTACCCCAGACGCTGACTATGAACCAAGCACGAAAAAATACACCGATGATTTAGTTATAGCCGTTCCAAATTCACTCTCCCGTCAAGCCATTATTAATGGTAATTTTGATGTGTGGCAGAGGGGGACAAGTGTTGCCGTCACTGGTGCTGCAACATTTCTTGCTGATAGATGGAGTGATGCGTCTGGTGCTGATGGGGGAACATTACCAACTCAAACAAGAAGTAGGCAGGCACTTACTGCTGGCGATATTCCAAACGCTTTTTACTATTCAAGAATGGCTGTAAATGGAGCAGGTTCGAGTTTGGGGGTTAACTCTTATGGACACTACTCGCAGAGAATTGAGAATGGAACGAGGTTTTTGTGTGGATTAAATAAAACAGTAACAGTTTCTTTTTGGGCAAAAAGCGACATAGCAAATAAAAAACTAGGAGTAACTTTGCAACAAGGGTATGGCTCTGGGGGAAGTCCGAGTGCCTCAGAGTTTATTTTGTCTGATAGCGTTATTACGCTCACATCATCGTGGGTAAAATACACAAAAACGTTTACAACAAATACTCTAGTTGGCAAGACTTTTGGTACTGATAATAATGATTCTCTAAGGTTGCTTTTTTATTATATGTGGGGTACGACCTCTGGGAATAATCAGGTATTAGCCAGTGTAGCTGCTGAAACCTATGTAGGTTCAGGCAACATCGACATCGCCCAAGTCCAACTCTGTGCTGGTGATGTGGCGTTACCCTTCCAACCGAAGAGCTTTGAGGAAGAACTAAGAGCGTGTAAACGATACTATGAAAAATCGTTTGACTATGTAACTGCTCCAGCAGACAACGCAGGAACGAATGGAGCAATAATTCAAAAAGCACTTATTACCGACCCCTATACTTTTATCGGTCAGGTATTTTATGAGGTTGAAAAAAGAACTGCTGCGACTCCCGTCCTATATAACCCATTAGCCTCAGCTGCAAATAAGGTGAGAAATGTCTCTGACAACACAAATATCCCTGGAGCGACTCAAAACAGGGGAACTAAGAGTTTCCACGTTTATGTAAACAACTCAGAATTGACTGCTGGAAAACAAGTTGTTGTTCACTGGTCAGCCGATAGCGAACTCTAAAGGAAACAGATGAAACGTGAACTAATAAAGGAAAGCACATATAAACATTTAATAATATAAAATGATAGATGAGCTACTCGAACCACTAGCAAAAAACGGAATCTTAGCCATCTTGCTAGCGGTAGCGATAACAGCGATCATAGCAATGGCTAAGATAATAATCTCACTATATGAAAGAATTGCCAAAATCTATCAAGAAGAATTAAAAAGTAATCAAAAAATATTCGAACAGATAAACAAGGCATTAAAAGCAATCATGAAAGGAAAAAAGAAATGAATTGGTTATTAAAAATACTAGTACCAAAAGACCTAAGAAAGGAAGTAGTAGAGCTTCAAGAAAAAATAGAGGAAGTAAGGAAGAACCAGATCAAAGAGGTAAAAAGTAATACAAAGCGCTTGAAATTCAAGATAAACTCTGGTGAAATAGAAGTAGTTATAAAACAAATAAACGACATAAAGGACGGAAAATGACTATAACAGAAAGCAACACTATCTTCCGAATAATTCAGTTAATCCCTCTTATTTTAGTATTCTGTCCGATATTCCAGTCATTCTGGATAAGAAGAAACAAAATAAACGGACTAAGAAAAATCAGGATAGTCTTATTATTTCTAGTAAGCTCGCTAATAATATCAAATACTTATTTTTTAGTATTCTCATATTTTAAGATAAGCCGAACTATACCAGTCGCCCAAACAATAGTAACTATAGAAAAAATAATTAATGTGGTCACCTATTGGCTGCTATTCTACCTATTCAGGCACGCCGCCAAAAGAAAGTAATAAATGAGTAAATTCACGCAACCAATGGAACACACAGGCCTCCCAGGACAAGGAAACTGGGCAGGATACGAATTCATGCAATGGACAGGAGATGTCCACCACCCAGGATTAGATTATAACTGGGGAGCAGGAGAGCAAGACAAGGGAAAACC